CCCCAAGGAATATACATCAAATCATATTGGAAAAACGTTGATAGTTTCTTCAGATGAACGACTTGATTGGTACAAAAGTCAAAGACCTGAATTAAATTTTACAGATGCAACTCTAATGCCTAATACAAGAAATAAATTTAATAATATAAAATGTAGTTTACATATAGGCATATCTTTTACTGGAATTTCAACAAAACAACATTGTACACCGTGTCCAATTTGTAAAAAAGAAAATTTTAAAGAATTAATGGCGTTAAGAAAAGGGGTATTTCATGCGTCTCATAAAATTACTCCTGTATCAAAGGCAGAAAAAAGATGGTTAGATTCACTAAATGTACCCGAACGCCAATATTGGTTACCAGAAGTAAAATATAGAGTTGACGGGTATGATCCAAATACAAATACAGTGTTTTTATATCATGGAAGATTTTGGCACGGATGCCCACAAACCTATGACCCAGAAATGATTCACCCGGTAGTAAAGATACCGATGAAAGATTTATACGAGAAGACTTTGATGTACGAAGATAAAATAAGAGATGCAGGATACAATTTAGTAATAGAGTGGGGCACTTAATTGCCATTAGACATACTCGGCGATCTAGATCACTTTTATTACCGGGCTGAATGGCAGCCGAAGTTTGCACTGTGGCCCAGGCGTTGTGTACAATCGGGTCGCCGTATATTTTTTGAACGAGCCTACCAAGGCACTGCCGTGTATACTGGTCCTGGTGAACCCGTATACGAGCATCATTGGCACAGTAGAGACGAACACGTATTATGGCTACTGAAAAAACGAAACTAAATTCAGCCAAGGGGCGCGAAAGTTACGATGTGACCACAGGCAACGTATTGGTTGCTTTCTTTAATAGAAACGTCAGCAAGTATGCCACCGAAGCCGGAGGACCCAAATTTGATTTGGTTCCGGTAGAACGACAAAAAGATCTCATGATCAATCATGCCAGGATGTATGCTCAGCAAGAATACGATAGAATCATGGAAATGGTCGCAGTACTGCAACGGCAGGCCAACGACTTAAAACGTAGATTGGACATAACTGATTTAGTTTATCAAGCCGAATATCAGTTCGCTCCGGTCATGGGAAACTGTTATTGGATAGTGTTTGTAAACGACAAACAAAAAACCATACTGACCATGACTGCGCCCGATCGATGGAGTAGCGGTAAGCCAATTAATTACGACTATATTGCTCAAGTTAAATACATGGGAGACCATACATGGATGGAAATAAAGGAAGAACATGGCAACTAGAAAACCCAAAACAGATGTAGAAGCAAAACCTGCAGTCAAAAAAGCACCTGCTCGAAAGACCACAAAGAAAATAGATTTTACTGGTATGACTCCACGTCAAATTGCTGATGCCAAAGGCGAACCCTGGGTCAGTGTCGTCAATGTGGAACTGGATCCCGACAATATTGGCAACGGTGCATTTGAACTGGATTGGAACGAAAAGTTTATTACCAATTTGGTGCGAGCCGGCTATAAAGGTAAAACCGATTCGGACATGGTGGACCAATGGTTCAGTGATGTCTGCAGAAATGTGCTAGCCGAAAACTACGAACAATGGGAAGCCAATCAACCGGTAGACCAACGACCTAGAGTGGTTGATAAACGTGATATCGGTGGCGGAAGAACAGAAGTAAGTTAACAAGGATAACAATGACTCAAATATTAGAAAAACAAATTCCCGGAGATCTAGTACGAATATTTCTCAGTAGAGATATAGATCATGTATTTTTCAATCCGCCGGGATATAGAACTCCAGCAGTGCCAAAAGGCAAATGGGCTCCTGCAGATCAGGTATTTGACCCAGCATTCATGGCTAGATTATCTGATTATATCAAACAGTTATCCGAACAAGAAACTGCAGACGAAACCGGATACGTGCACATGTGGAAACACATGCAACAAGAACATCAAGAATTTTTAGAGTATTTACGTACAGATAACTTGCCGGCGGCATTTGATATTTTAAATACGTTATATCAAAGCACATTAATGAATGGTATTTGTCAGGGTGTGTGGGATACTAACCCTATTCTCGCAGATGCCGACGTTGCTAGATTTAGATTGACACGACATTGGGATTGTTTATTGGGAGTATGCGAATATCTAGGAGTAATCGGTATACAAAACAGAGAGCAGGGATTTAGCCCGGTGGTATTACCAATTGATGATCTAGTCAATGGTCTGGCCGCTAGATTATCCAATACCATTCCCAACTTTCATGCTCCTAGATGGCAAGGTGGAATGTGGGGAATTGATACACCGTACGGAGTAATGAGTGATCGGGATATATCTGCATTGTATGTGGCACTAAAAATTAATTCCAAATTCCCATTAGATTCTAAGATTGTGGAAATTGGTGGTGGTGCAGGATTTGTTGCCTACTGGCTATATCAAATTGGTTATAGAGATATTACTCTAGTAGATATTCCGGCGGTGTCAACAGCTCAGGCATTTCAATTAGGCACCAACATCGGCAAAGATCAGATTCGATTACCGTTCGAAACACACGATGCTCCAATCCGATTCATGACTCCAGATCAGTTTAATGCCAGTACAGAAATGATTGATGTTGTGTATAACACCGACAGCATGCCCGAGATGCCACAAAAATCACTACACGAATACTTAACAACTATTGCAAGAACTGCAAAGTCGTTGTACAGTATCAACCATGAGTGTAGAAATTCCTTTAATGGGGTTCCACAAAATTCTGTCAGTCTAGAAATTAACACAAATTTTGTAGGCGAAATCATCAATCTTGAACGCAATCGTTATTGGCTGCGTGATGGGTATGCCGAAGAGTTTTACGTTACTGAACATTGGACCTAATATGGAAGGCTTAAAACCACCACGCACTCTAAAGTTTTATCAATTGACCAAACTGTCAATCAGTGGTGGTCTTTATATAACTCCGGCTGGCATTGGTACCGGCACTATCGGGAGCGGTATATTTAAAACTCTAGACGAAGCCGAACAAAATCGCACAATGGAAATACTCAGAGACAAAGACGGTACCGGCACTTACCATGTGTTTGAACTAGAATTTCCCAATCCGGCATATCAAGAATGATGGTATATGTAAATGGTGACAGTCACAGTGCTGGTGCCGAAATAGCCAATCCCTATTGCTTTGCCGAAGACGATCCCTTATATTGGGCACTGGGGCGCAAACCACATCCAGATAATATCAAATTGAGTTATGGTTGTTTGATTGCAAACGAACTAGATGCAGTATTAACTTGTGATGCCGAAAGTGCCAGCAGCAATGATCGCATACTGAGAACCACAATAAATACAGTAAGCAACAAACCTGTACCCGATTTAGTTATTATAGGATGGAGCACGATCGAGCGAGAAGAATGGTGTCATGATGGTGCTTATTATCAGGTTACAGCCAGTGGTAGAGATTCGGTTCCAGATGAACTTAGACAACGATATAAAGAATGGGTATTAGACCAAAACAATGTTACTCGAGAAAAAAAATTATTAAAATGGCACAATCAAATCTGGAACTTGCATCTTTTATTAAAAGATCAAAATATACCACATATATTTTTTAATACATATTCAGATTTTGAACCAATACGAACAGGACAGTTGGTAACAACAAATAATCATATATCCGAATACAATTGGGATCATTCGTATATAGAACCGTATGATAGCAATTATACCTATTACAATTGGTTAATTTCTAAAGGTTTTGTACCCGATCCAAATTCTTATCATTTTGGAGCAGACGCACACTACGCCTGGAGTGTTTTTCTGCTACAACACTATAGAAAATTGCTCTTGACACAGAATGGTTAGCCTGCTATAATTAGATATATTACTACTATTCAAGATCTTATGCGTTACTTAATTGTTGATACTGCCAATACCTTTTTCCGTGCTCGGCATGCCGCACATCGTCAAAGCGATACCTGGGACCGACTGGGATTTGCAATACATGTTACACTGGGCAGTGTGGCCAAGTGTTTCCGAGATCAAAAAGCCGATCATGTGATATTTTGTTTAGAAGGACGCAGTTGGAGGAAAGACTTTTATGAGCCGTACAAAAAGAATCGTGCAGTTGCAAGAGCCGCACTCACAGAAAGCGAAGCCGAAGAAGACCGGTTGTTCTGGGAAACTTTTGACGCTCTCAAAACCTTTCTCAGCGAAAAGACGAATTGTACTGTTCTCAGGCACGAGCACTTGGAAGCAGATGACTTGGTGGCAGGATGGATCCAAAGTCACCCCGACGATCACCATACCATTGTAAGCAGTGACAGCGACTTTCATCAGTTGCTGTCTGAAAATGTAAATCAATACAACGGAATAGCAGATGAACTCCATACTATCACGGGTATTTTCGACAAGAAAGGTAAAGCAGTCATCGATAAAAAAACTAAGGAAGCAAAAACAATTCCGGACCCTAAGTGGATTTTATTCGAGAAGTGTATGCGCGGGGACGCTAGTGACAATGTGTTTTCGGCCTATCCCGGGGTCCGCACTAAAGGAACTAAGAATAAAGTGGGGCTCACAGAAGCCTTTGCAGATAGGGAAAGTAAAGGGTTTAACTGGAATAATCTCATGTTACAACGATGGGTTGACCATAATGGTGTCGAACATCGAGTTTTAGATGACTACCTGCGTAATGTTACCTTGGTTGACTTGACTGCACAACCCAACGACATTAAGGAAAAGATTGCCACCACCATTGTACAAGGTGCACGCCCGTTAAGTCGTCCCATGATTGGTGCACAATTTTTAAAATTCTGTGGCCGATTTCAATTGAATAAAATGAGCGAGCAAACAAATCAATACGTCAGTTTCCTAGAAGCGGCGTATCCCATAAAGGAATAACATGACCGAACTAGTTGCAAAAACTGTTGTAAAAAACAAGATATGGATTGTGGAAAGTAATCACGCCAAAGTTGGAAACATCATGATGGTGGACGAAGGCGGGGTGGTCTATGTGCACGACGATCAACGTGAAATGTTTCCCAGCATTAAAATACTAAGTCAAAAATACAATATAACATTTCTTCCAGCAGAAAAGAAAAAAGTCACAGTTGAGCATGATGTGTACGGATTTCCCACCAGTACCAAGCCGCACAATCAAATACTAGACATACAACGCTACCTGCCGATATATACAAAAAATGCCAAAAGCAAAAGTTGTTTTTGTGCAGGACATTACATAGTAAAATATAATGCTGTCTGGGTTCGAGAGTTTTGTCCAAAGTTGATAACGCTAAATCGTTATGAGTATCAAGGACCATTTCGAACACAAGAGCGTGCAGTGGCTGCAATGAAAGAAGCAAATGAATAACAGTTTGCCATTTCACATACGTGCATTCAATGATCGTGTGAGAAACATGAATCAGAGTAACGCAAAATTATTGACCATGACCGCAGATGAAGCACGAAATCTTCATACCGAAATATATAACTTGCTGACGTTCTTAACAACATTGGCCACAGAAGCAAAAAACAGTAACGAAACTGTAACAATCCAAGTTGATGGCGGTAGGTTTAAATAATCTGCGTATTTATTGATAAATAAACTGTACATCAAGGAACAGTTTTATGAGTCGACCAAAGCCAAAAGTATTACTAGATAACGTAAACAAAACCACATACAAAAGCGAACAGATTCTTGCGGCCGAAGGTATCTATGCAGTATTCTATGATAATGCGCCGGTTAATCTTCGAAGCAGTAATTCTTTAATCAGCTATCCAGGACCAAAATATCGCAAGTGCAGTTTTAGCAATCCTGGTCATGCAATCAATCTTTGCAAAAAACTCAATACCTTGTTCAAGTCGGATAAATTTTCAGTTGTACTGTTAAAAGCCGGTGACACCATCTACAAACCTTAGACAGTACTGGCAGGATCAGTTCACTAGTGGAATAGATCTAGATCCCGAAAAATGGCCACAATTTTGGTCCAATCCAATTAATCCCACCAGCCTAAGACTCAGCCGAGATGGTGTTAAATGGATATCAATGATTAAAAAATTTCCACAGTATCGGTTAAAAACTGCACACGCAGTCTATCCCAAGCATCTGTTACAATTGGAAAAACTGTTGACCACTCCTTATGCAATCGGATATGGTAATACTTTAGTATTAATCGACGAAGCCACTTACATCATGCTTCAACTACATGCTGGCAATCTAGCACAATATCTAGACAATTTAGATAGCCAAAACTCTTGACCTTTAATGGCTGGTATTGTATAATAGATGCAACCTAACACGTTTAGGGAAGTCGAAAGACAAAATACATTATTTTTAAAGGATCAAAAATGACAACCCAATCAGTAACTACACCTCAGCGCACAGTTTCTCGAGGTGCAAATCCATTTGCGGCTATTGTGAAGCAACAAAATACAGCCCTTACTCCCACCAATACCAGCATTTATGAAAGTCTACAAATACGTGGGGATAGAGTATTTGCTAATACAAAAGTACAGGAAGCAATAAAAAATCTCAAGGCACGGCTGAATGGTGAAACCTATAACCAAAAGCATTTTGGCGAGCTAGTGTTGGTCCGTTGGGGCGACCTAGACATGAACGTTGAAATTCAACGTTTGGAAGATGCCTTGCATATTGCAGAACAAATTATTCCAAAATATGATCCGCGTATTGCCATGCCAGTTATGTGTACTAGACTTAAAAATGGTAGATACAGTGCGTGGGAGGGTCAACAAACTTCTTGTACATTCTATGTCTTACACAAAGCCGGAATCATTGACGACGATACTCTGATTCAAGTCAAGGCATTTGATGAAGATTTAGTAGTTCCAGGAACTACACTGCAAGGAGAAGCAGTTGGTAATTTGGGTTTCCGTATTATTAATGGTGGTGGACGTAAAGGTATTGATGCATATCATTTGCATCGTAGTCGTGTGAATGGTGTAAGACTTTATGATTCCAAATTCCGTGAGGACGTACAGAGCGAAGAGATTCAGCAAATTCTTGAACGGCATCACATGTTCCCGGCCAAGGCCAGTAATGCCGCACGTAATCAGGCCACTCCAGGCATGGTTACTTACATTCATGGACTTAACTTGGTTGCGGCGCATGACACAGAAAAAAAAGTGTTTGACCTTGCCAAGAAAGATCTCGACTGGGCCTTGGCCTGGCACGACAGATATTACAGTGGCGAAAAAGGTGTTGATGGTGGTATCATTCTTGCGTTTGGTAGACTAGCGGCGGCGGCAAGAGGTAGCAAACCTGCTATCAAATTGGATCGTGCAACCGAAGACGATTTATACAATTTGTTTAGAGCCAAATATGGATCACCAAAGGGATTTACAAAAGATTGTAAAGAACGTTTAAAACGTTTCCAAATTGCAAATAATCTTGCTGAATCCTGGAGTGACAATTGCTTGACACCAATCTTGGTCATGGACTAT